CACCATGAGATTCCTAACTGACTGTCTTGGATACGGTTTGCTTAGCACGAACATACGTCATAAGCGAGTTTAGCCGGACTGGAGAGGTATCGGCAGTGCCGTCTGCGTTGAACACGATACGAAAGTAGATTTGCTTGAATCGTAGCGCTTTTGACAGCATCTTGACAACCTTGCGCTGAGCACCTGTGCCCTCAGTTTCTCGCACAGTAGTTACCCGGTAGTTGTCCGATGACAGCGAGCCCCACGTCTGTGAACGGAGCGCTGCCCACGTGGTGCTGCGGAGCTGCGCCCACGTCACACCCCGAGTGAAGTTCAGGGCCACGACAGTACCCTCGATGGTGCCCGAGAACGTGGCCTCCACACCCCACCAGAACAGGCGTTTCCACACGGTTGAAGCCTCATAGTTGTAGTTGCGCGTCTGGGCAATGCACTGGATCGACTCGCGCCGGTTGGTGAATCCGTCCTGCATCGACAGAGTGCGAGCTGCGCGCACGCCCGCGTTCGGACCTTCCAGCGCCACGATCAGGCTGAAGTATCCGGTCACGTTCAAGAGGCTGGCGAATGTGGGGTTCGATACAAGGTTGACACCACCTGTCTGCCACGGAGTCATCACGGTACCGAGCTGAATCATAGGCTTTGCCATTGCCAGTGCAATGCCAAAACCGGGCACCACTGTGCGGAACTGGAGGCCGATAGCTGCGTAGGGTCCAGCGGCCAACGTGAACGTAGCCTTCAGGCGCTCCCACTCACCTGTCGCTACGTGTACGCTGCCGCCCATCCCTTCGGAATCGGGCGCTCGCGTGCGTCCAGAGAAGACTATTTTCGTGCCGAACGGAGCCTTGACGTAGGCCGACACCGTATAGGTGGCGTTGGCTTTCACCTCAGGCTGCATGTAGATGATGCCCTGTGGCAGTGTGCCACTGGAGGTCACGCCTACAGCGGCGTTTGTGTCGTCCAGCCCGCGCTGCGCTTCCTTGGCGCTGAAGCAAATTGCCTCAGGCGTATTCTCTTCGCGCTGCCGCTCGATCATCTTTCCGAAAGCGCCATGGTCAGTAGAGCGCCAGCGCGTCCACGTGCGGGTCTTGAGATAGAAGACGTAGGTCGTGTCCCACCACTGGAAGATGATCCGCTCATTGAACGTAGACACAGAGAACGGGGAAACAATGCGCAGTTGCGACAGCTCTATGAACGGTACCTTGACGTTGATCTGAGTGGCTCGGGAATTGATGAATTCGTAGGCGCGGCCACGGTACTGGAAGTAGATGTAGTTCTCGTAGGAGGCAAGGCAGTCTTTGTTCGTCAGGCCGATCCCGAGCACGACAGGGGAGACAGTTCCTGAAGCCGGGTCCGTGGTGTATGTGAACGAATAAATCGAGTCCGTGCGGAACAGAATGATCGACTGGTAGTAGACCATGGCCTGCACGATGTTCTGTCCGTCGCCACCACCGATGTCAAGGAAGTCAGGTACGGGAGAGCCCCAGAATTCAGGCTGTCCGAGAACTCGGGAGAAAAACAGGCGCGTGCCGTCCACCGTGGCATTCTTGCCCTTGCATACCCACAGCCGGAGCTTGTTGGCGAAGATGACCTCACCACGTGGCATGTTCGGCTGGGCCGAGAATCCGGTGGCTGGACTCCAGTACCCTCCGGGGTTCGTGCTGCCGACAGGTGCCGTCATCCACGCCTTGTTGTCGAACTGGACCATGGCCGAGGCAGCGAACGTGTTGGTCAGCAGTATCCACGAGTTGCCGTCGAAGTAGAACGTCGAGCTTCGCCCGTCACTAGCAATGAGGTAGGGCAGCGCGCCGGGGGCATAGTAGGTGCCCAGCAAAGATGGGATTCCTGTCGCGGCCATGAGCATAGGCTGACCGAGCGGGGCGAGCGGGGGGCGCGAGCGCAAAGAGCCGTCGAAGTCGGGCTCAAAATTCAAGCACTCGACAAGCTGGTCATCCTCCACTGCCGACTGGTCGCTGAAGGTGTTGATGCCCCCGCGAAAAGGACCAATCTTGATCGGCTCACCGGGCATGGCTGCTCCTAGTCGTCAATAAGTGTGATGACCGTATAGGTCATCTGCTGGGCCGAACGTTCCTCTTCGCTCTTGTCCTCCAAGCTGGCAGCGAGCTGCTTTTCTTGGTTCGTGGCGAGGTCCACTGCCTCATCCATGAGGAATGCCTGCTGGAGCACGTAGCGCACCACGTCCTGATAATACTTGTCGGGAATGGAGAGCTTAGTTGTCGCTCGTTTGTCAACGGCGATTGGACGCATGGTGTAAATCAGTGTGATTTCTCGGTCACCGGCTGGTGTGGGGTACATCGTAAACGTGCCACCCCATTCGTACCAGATGCACGGCGCGCCGCTCTCGGGATTGACCTTGCCGATGAAGCTTTCGAGGGCCTGTGCGTAGCTCACGTTACGGATGACTACCCCATCGTAGAGAAGGGCCTCGATCTGCTGGATACGCTTGGCGGGGAAGGTGTATTTTGATACGCCTTCTGACGTTCGGATGTCAGCTTGCGCTTTCAGGATTTTGTTCTTGTTGTTGATTTCTTCCTGAGCGTCGTTGATCCAAGCAACGATGTCCTCATCCTCAAGCTGGGCGCTGGACTCGTCACCGAAAGTACGCTTGACGGCACGCATAACCTCACCGACAGTACGGGTGCTCGGTCCATAGGCCATTAGCGGTTCACCCACTCCCCGCGACCGATTTGCACGCGGTTCTTGCGCTCGCGTCCACCAGAGACAAGGAAGGCCATGTGATCAATTCGATCCTCCAGCTCTTCCTCTTGACGCTTGAAATTCAATAGGTCTTCGGCAGCCTGCTCAGCCTCCATGCGTGCCATGACGTTCTTGTTGCCGTGTCGAGCGAGGTCGCCCAGAAACACCCATTTGAGAATCGCTGCCGGGTCTTTCATGTCCTCATCCGACAGGTACCGGATGATGTGCTCGGGCAGGTTGTCGGGGGAGTCGAGGATCGCCCACGGCTTTGTGTCGGAGGCCGAGCGTGCGTTCTTGGGGATGTAGACCAGCGAGAACGTAGGCTTGTAGTCGTGCAGAATTGCGGCGAGATGCGCGTGCGAGTCCGAAATGAATTCGTTCAAGTCCGAATTCCACGAGACTGCCGACTTGCCGAGAAACGTTTCCATTAGTCCTCCTATACCCAAAGTTCCCGCATGGGGACTTCTACCCCGTTACGTGCAGCACGAGCTACAACAGGCTCAATCGAAATTGCCACGACATCTTCAGCCGAGTTACCCGCGACGTAGCCGAACGTGAGCGTTTCACCAAGGATACTGCCGGGAGCCTCAAATGTGGCATTGCCGTCGCCAGCGTCCACGATGATTACGACAGTGCCTGCAATCTGCCGCCACACGCGGGTGGCTGTGGCTTCTGCGTCGTCAGCACTGGTCAAAAGAACCGGAGAGTAGGGCTCTACCCCAAGCTGGTCGGGACCAGCCATTGCCGTAGCGGCCACACCCACCGAAGTTCGGTAGATTCGAGCGCGCGCTGTGCCACCGACGACAGTAACGGATGTCCGGTAGATGCGAGCAAAAGCCGAGGTTCCGAGCGTAGTCACCGCCGCCCGGTAAATCCGCGCGTTAGCCATTAGACGCTCGTGACGATGCGCACCCGGAGCTGCGTGCGATCAGTGATTGCTGCTGTCTCACCTGAAGTGGCCGTCCACGAGTAGTCCGTAATGGTAGTAGGGAGCACAGCAATCGTGCGAGTCGAAATGACCGTGGCAAGCATCATCAGGTCGTAGGTGACACCGATCACAGGGCTTGCTACCACAGTAATCGTCGTGCCCGAAGGGTTAGCTGGAGACTGAATGTAGGTGACATCCGACTCATCGGCCAAAGCGGCAAACAGGCTGGAGGCACCTCCCACGTTCGTGAATACTCCGGGGTTGGACACAACAGAGGTCGGACGCACCGTAGTGGTCGCGTTGGATACCGGGCCGACAAAGCCTGTGGCGAGGTCTTGAAGCAGGATGTCATCGAAGCTGATTGTCCCGATGAACCCGCTGCCGACAACACGACCGACGCGAATCTTGCCAATCTGCACAGCGCCGAATGCCTGCCCAGTGACTGCCTTGCTGTCCAGAACCGTAGTGGAGTCTCCAGCGAACAGTCGCCATTCCGTTTCTCCGGTGATGCCGTTGACTGCCCACTCCACTCGGTAGACCGTGCTTGCCGACAAAGCCACGACACCAGCGGCTGCGACAATTTCTGCCCCAGTGGAGTCAAAAACGCCGATGCAGTTGACCGCGTTTACCATGAGCGAAGCCACAGTAGTGATTGTGGCACCAGCGCTGCGCATACGACCAATCACAGTGCGGATAGTCGGCTGCGCGCTGAGCCGAATGTAGGACCGCCACACGTACCGATCCGATGCCACCACGTTGTACTCGAAATACATGGCAACCGTTGTAGCAGTGGTGGTCATGGCAAGTCCCATGGTGCCGTGCATGGCCGACAAGCCCGCATACGTCATCGTGCCGTTGACACCGACAGAAACTGAGGTGGCCGCGTCACCGGAAGCGCCACCCGAGTTACCCGAGGTGAAGTCAGCGCCCTCGATGCCACCCTCGAAGCTGTTGTTGTATGCGACCATTTTAGGTTCCCGTCATGCTAGGCCGTGCTGCGGATTGAACATACGTTGTCATAATACTGGCTATCCGTTGGTAACGGGTACTGGCGAACCGTCGTCGCTGTAGACGTTGCCCGACACATCCACCCGAGTGATCGTGGCATCCAGCACCAGAGAGCGGGTCACGCCGCCGACAGTAGCGCTAGGGCGCTCAAAGCGGTTACCCCGAACGATCATG